ATTGAGGCTGCAAAAAAAGTTCAATTCCAACAAGCCGATATTATTGATGGTATGGTAGAAAAACTTAATCTAGATTTAAACAGATATTTATTTCCAAACTTACCATTTAAACTACGTGGTCAATGGGCCGATGCTTCTATCAAAAGAGACATTTATGAAGCAGCTTATAGAAAGTTTGTTCTTAAAGATCCTAATGCTACAGATTACTATGCCGTAACGCCAGCAAATTTAGTTACAAATAGATATAGTCATTCTGGCTCTACAGCGACACCAGCAGCAGAAAGAGCAGCAGATAAACAACAAAGAATACAAGCTTGGGTAAACAGTGGTATGGAAGGTAATATTGGAGAGTCAAGATACCCTGGAGTAGGCTTCTATGAATTTTACGGAGGCCCTGGACCTGACGTTGTTACAGAGGCTGGTAAACATTACACAGGTGAAATAGAAAAGATTTTAAAAAGAATTGCTAGAGAAAACGGTGTGCCGTTAGAAGTTTTGCCAGTTAGAATCAGTGATCTTTCAGGTGAGGTATTTAATGTTGTTGATAGAAACACAGGTGAAATATTAGGCACTGGTGTTTCAGGCAGACAAGCTGACGCCATAGCAAATGATATTATTGCTAATTCAGACAGAAAGGTTGTTGTAAGAAGAGGGGAACAGTTTGACACAGCGGATAGTTTTGGTATAGAATTGACACCTTCAATGGCAGAAGCATTCAAGGCATACATGGCTAAGGGTGGCTATGTAAACGAGGAGATATTATTACCATATGGCGATTGATAAAAGAATTTTAGCAGAGATGGATCCTAACGATCCAAGAGTTGAACAAGTTACCCTCAATATTGCAAATGAAGAAATGGGAGAAACCACTATGCTAGAAGACGGATCAGCGATTGTTGGTGACGTTCAAGAAACTCCAGAGCAAGAATTTGATTCTAACTTAGCAGAGTTTGTCAGTGAAGATGTATTAACAAGTATAGCAAATGATTTGTTGGATAAGTACGATAGAGATAAAGCATCTAGAGATCAATGGGAACAAAGTTATAGAAAAGGTTTAGACTTACTCGGGTTCCAATACACAGAGAGATCAGAGCCATTTCAAGGAGCAAGTGGTGTAACACACCCTTTACTTGCAGAATCAGTAACACAGTTTCAAGCACAAGGTTATAAAGAACTTTTACCTGCTGGTGGTCCTGTCAATACAATGATTATTGGTAAGAACACTCCACAAAAAGAAGAACAAGCACAGCGTGTAAAAGAATTTATGAATTATCAAATTTGTCATGTGATGGAGGAGTATGATCCTGAGCTTGATCAAATGCTATTTCATTTACCTTTAGCAGGTTCTGCTTTTAAAAAAGTTTACTATGATGCAGCTCTTGAAAGAGCAGTATCTAAGTTTGTATCGGCTGATGATTTAGTTGTACCATACTCAGCTACTGATTTAACATCTTGTGATAGAATTACTCATCAAGTTAAAATGAGTGAGAATGAAGTTCTTAAACAACAAGTAGCAGGTTTTTATAGAGACATAGATTTACAGTACACCTCTAAAGAAGACAAAGTTTTAAATAAAGAAAGAGAGATAGAGGGTGTTAAAAAAGTTGGTGAGGATGACGAATATACTTTGTTAGAGATTCATGTAGATTTAAACATTGAAGGTGTTGATGAGGATAATGGTATTAAAGTTCCTTACATAGTTACAATTGATGAAGGATCTTCGCAGGTATTATCAATATATAGAAATTATAAAGAGGACGATCCTCTTAAAACAAAAAATAAATATTTTGTACATTATAAGTTTTTACCTGGCATGGGTTTCTATGGCTTTGGCCTTATTCACATGCTCGGTGGTTTATCTA